TAGTGATTCATTACCACGGTACTCTTCGGATAAACCTGAATGCCATGACTCGGCTGGTGCTTCAACTAATGCTTCTTCACTCATTTTCTTTCTCCATTATATTTTCTAATTCTAGGTACACACTGCGCTGGCCCTCATTAAAGGCCGTTTGATATGGGTCTTTAGCATGAGATCTACGGTCGCCATAAGCCGTCTTCATATTGGCCAACATTCGCTGGCCTGTTTTAGTGCTGAATAATTCCCTTACATCCTTACTGAACTGATCCATTTACCGTTTGCTCCAAGTCTGCCATCTGCTGTGCGCCTGCAATATCCTGCTGGCCCTGTTCAGCTTCGGCTTGTTGTTGTTGCTGCTGTTGTCGTGCTTGACGTAGTTCGCCTACTTGCTCATCTCCTAGCAACATATCTGCTGGAGCGCCTAATCGATCTGCAATAGTTCTGCCTGCCTTATCAACGTCAACAATGTCTAGAACCTCTGGATTAACCTGGGCTAACTGCATGATTCCTTCTATGGCACGTTGAATGCCTGTCACTTCATCCATTTTCTGTGAACGGGCTAACGGGCCTACATACTCAATGTCTAGATCACCACCAACTTCTTGTAAGATCTCAGGCATTGGCGGTAGCACATTGCCACGCAACATCGAATAGAAAGCACGTTCAACAATAGGGTTAAGGAACTCAGACTGAAGCCGTCCCAAGGTGGGACCAAGCAACCGTTGCATTAGCTCATAGCGAACCTGAACCTCTGTAGCAGTCATCTGTGGGCCATCATTCAACTCTAACTGGTCAGAGAAGAAGATACGGCGAACAGATGCACGAACATCGGATAGCATTAACTGATCAGCATTCCAGTTAGTCGCATTCACAATAGGCTCTAGGTTATTCATATCCCGAACATATGTGACTGTACTTGGACGCATATCGATCTTACCCAAGATGCCGTTTTGCATGGCCTTGAGTGGTGGATCTATGGATTTCTCCCAGGCTTTCATAGCCAGCTTGCGTGATTCATTCAGAGTCTTAATGTCTGGACGAGCGACACAACCAGGGCCAAAGCCATAGACATCACCAGTAGTCTTAGACCAGCGTGGGACCATGAACGGTAATTCGTAATAGCCAGACTCTTTGCATATCTTCTTGTCTATCACGCTAATGTAATAGCAAGCCCACGGACGTAGATGCGGTGGTGCAACCATTGAAGCCTCACCTTCCAACTCTCTAGGGAAGACGGCTTGAATGTATTCAAATACTTGGTCAGGGTCTTTCTCTAAGGCTTTAGTTGCCTTGTCACCACACTTGTCACCAAACTTCTGGTACGCCTGTCGTGCAGTTAGTTTTAGCTTACGGAAGACAGTATCAATACGGCCCTCTTCGCTCTCAGCAACAACCACTTCGGCTAGGTGACACGCTCTAAAGTTAAAGCCATCAAAGTCAGCGCCTTTAGTCTTCACATCAAACTGTAATGCTGCAGTACCAAAGCCCACCATATCTTGGTACGCCTCACTTACTTCTTGACTGAAATTACTCTTGCCAAACTCTTGGAAGATAGACCTGGAGCATTTCTCTAGCCAATCCTTAGCATCTTTATGTTCATTCAACTCTTCTTCACGGAAGCGTAGGCCGAACCACTTAGTAGACGGGCTAGTTAAACTGCCATGTAGCGAGGCTGTTAGGATCTGCAAGGCGTGTATAGCCGTTGAGTCATAGACCTCTGCAGCACGTTTAGTGCCTCTAGTGGTAGTTGTTATGAAATCAACCTTGCCAGGCATTAGGTAAGTGGCTAACTCTTCCCACATTGAGTCCCAGTTGATCCGATCAGACTTTAATCGGTCATAGCGTTTCAGTAGTGCTTCTGGTGTAACATTCATTATCCGATACTCATTAAGTTTGATCGTTTGGTGTCTGCATCATCCAGCAAGCCAGCGAACCTAGTGTTGGTGTTATTCAGTCTCATAAGCATTAATCGGCGCTTATGGAGTGCTTTTAGCTTCACTGGATCGGTTTCAGTTTTGATTTGGCTATCAATATCTGCGATCTCTTTAACAGCGTCAGGACCAGCTTCAACGCGGTCATTCTGTGCGCCTGTCTTTGAGGTGGTGATTGACGAGTCATCGCCCACACCTTTCTCTGTCCAGGTTGCAACACCGTCAACGTAAGTCTTGGTTACATCATCACCAAAACGCTTACCGCCAATCATTGGTGAGGTCTTTTCACTGCCCACAACGATTGGCTTACCTGTGCCAATGTCGTATGAACTGGTCGATAGTAAGGTCTCATTCAGTAAGCCTTTCTTCTCTTCTGTCACAGTAGGCTTAATGCCTGACGGGGCAAGAGAATCAAGTATGTACTTGCTCTTTCTCTGGTCTTGCTTAGTAATAGCTCGATCACCTGAGTAGATCTTCTTACTACCTAATGCCTTTTGCTCTGCTGCCATCTCAGCTTGAGTTGCACCACCTTCCTTCTTGCCCTTCCAATACGCCTGGTTGTAGCTCACTTCATCATTGCGGTACTTGTCCTGGATGATTGAACCAACTCCATAGGCTTTGCTATTCTTACCTTCCTTAGCCTTGTCAGCATAAGTGTCGGCATTGAAGTCATCACGCTGGGTTGGAGTGGCTTGATACTTCTGTAATAAGGTTGTGTGACGCTCTTTTGGATCAGCTACAGCAATCGTGTCCAGATGATTAGCGCCACCTTTGGGTGTGGCCTTAGTCTTAGGCTCTGCTGCCACTGTTTTAGCATTCGTGCCAGGTTTAATGGCAGTGCTTGATGCCACAGTTGTGCCAGGCTTAATAGCGGTACTGCTTGGAGTTGATACCTTAGCTGGTCCTTTGGCGGTGACTTCTGCTTTAACTGCAGCTTTAGGTCTTGGGGCAGCTAACTTTACATCACTCCTGGATGTTGTATTAATGTGTGCTTGCCCGCTTTTAGGGGTTGCCTTTTTCTTAGGTGTAGAAGCTTTGGGAGTGGATCTAGTGTCTACTCGGTTTTGGCCACCTTTTGGTGATGCTTTTCTCTTAGGCGTAGATGTGCTTTTAAAGTATTTGCTAGTGCTGTTACTCTTCTTAGGTGTAGCTTTCTTTGCTGGCTTATTACCACCGCCGCCACCACCTGAATTACCACCGCCGCCACCTGAACTAGATCCACCCATGCCTAAAACTCCTTAGAAAATGTTGCACTAGCCTTAAAGCCAGCATTACTTAAATATTTAAACCAACCCTTTCTTGGGCTTCTAAATTCAATCTGGTCAAACCCATGCTCATCAACCATTGCACCTAACAATTCGTGCATCTCATTGAGCAAACTTGGGCCAGTGAGGTAAAGCATATCAACGTGCAACACCGCTTTACTTGTGTATAAATCAACATGATCAGCTAGGACTAAAAGCCCTCTGCGCTTACCATCCTGATAAACGTGAAATACTGAAACATCACCATCCCTAGCTGCTAGATAGACCCCTCTCGGCGTGTAATTTTCTTGGGTTTTCGTTGCTGTAGCTTCAATCGCCTTTGCAAAGAAGTCCCAATCCTTTCTCACCATTTTTGGTGTCTGCGGAATTAGTTCCATTGTGCTACCTTGCCTATTTACTGCGCGGTTATTAGATTGAACTCATTACTTGAGGCATCATGGTTTGTGGTTCATTCCATCCCACTGCAAAGTAACGGAAGCTATCCGCACCATGACTAGAGAAGTCGTGAACTGGTCGGTCTTTGTAGACCTGGTTAATCTCATCGAATTGTTTGTGATAGGTGGATAGGCAATCGAGGCCCAGCTTGCACTTCTGCTCATCAAACCAACAACGGTTGAACAGTGAGCGAACAGCTTGAATGCCATCCATAATGGGAATGTTCTTGACCACGTTGAAGTGCAGACCCATCTCGGCTGCTTGCTCTAGCCTGGATCGACCTGTACCCAACTCTCTGACGCGTATATCATGTGGACCCCAGTGTTCGTCATAGATGTAAGGCTTCTCTCGTAGTAGCTTCACATAGAACGCTAGACCCTCACCTGAATGCTCTTCGTAGTCTATAACCCTGATTTCTTTGCCTACAGACTGCGTGAACCAGATTGAAGTGCTATCTGCTATCCCAATATCCCACCAAGTTTGAACAGGTATGGCCTGCTCCCAAGGTACATTTGTGATCCTTCCCTCTGCCCTTGCCTGTCTCATTTGCTTGGCATAGTACGCGCCCTTGCTGACTGACACGCACTCACCTTCCCAAACGTGTTGGTATAGGTCTGGATCGGTTTCTTTTAGGTGCAGACGTTCCTTGTTTAGCTCAATAGGGAACCAGGGATTGCTCGACCAGTTAACCTTAACGACTACTGAATCAGGTGGAGGTGAGATAACAAAGCGTTGATAGGTGTCATCGTGTTGGCGTAACGGGTTAAAACTGACCCAGATCTGTGAGCCTGGTGTTCTTATAGTCGGGATTAATGTCTCCCAACTGGACTTGGTTACAGCCTCTGCCTCTTCCACCCATACGCGATCAATACCTTCCATTGATTTGATCTTGTTTACATTGGACCGTAAGCCCTCAAATATGAAGCGTGAGCCATTCTTAGCTAGGATCTGAGTCTTCTGTACCTCAAAGAATGAAGTTAAGCCTAGTCGATCAATGGTATCTGATAGCAACTGCAGTACAGAGTCAGCCACAGACCGTTGAATCTCACGCGCACATAAGATTCTAGTCGGCTTGCTGTACGCTTCTATGATCAATAATTGAGCAATAGCCCACGACTTGCCAGATCCGCGTCCACCATAGGCAATCTTGTAACGATGTGGCTCAGTTGCGAACTCTTTAAATATTGCTGGAAGCTCAGTCTGTATCAATTGGAATGTCTCGGAAGCCAACCATGATGTCGGCATAAACATCGATACCCATCTCACCCGACATTTCAATCGACTTGCGTTTAGGCGCAACATACTGGGCCAGCTCTTTGTACATTGTGCCAGCTAGTACGAACTCACCCTCAGCCATAGCAGCCTTAGCAATCTTTGCCATCCCTTCTAACGGATCACAGTCAAGCTCTGCTAACTTATCCATGATGCTTTGATTGTTCTTGTTAGGCGTACCAGCTACTCTGCCGCCTGTCTTCTTTCCTTTAGCCACGATCTACTCCTACTACTTTAGATTAGTGTTCAGTCCAGTGCATGATCTCTACAACACTGGTGCATTCTTCTACCCAGTTCATTGCAGACTCTATAATTTCGTCATCTTCTTCATTACGGGGTCTATCACCTAGCTCTGTAATCATCTTCACTAGCAGGCAGACTAATAGCCCACCTTCATCCGTAATGTTTTGATCTAGTTCATTCATTACAATTCCTTAGTTGTGATGGGTATCTCTGGTGTAGGCATCCAATGCGTTACCTCATCATGTAGATAGCCTCGACCTCCACCAAAAG